ATACTTTACTGGCAAATTATCTCAAGAAGAACTGGAAGAATACGGTTGGGAACCATTCCAGTTTGCTTTGAAATCGGACATTACCACGTATCTTGAGGCAGACAAAGACTTGATCAAGTTACTTGAGAAGAAAGTATACCATGATGAAACGGTTTCTGTTGTTGAATCTATCATGTCAGAACTGAAACAAAGAACATGGCAATTGAGATCATTCATTGACTATGAAAAATTCATAGGAGGGGCATAACTTAGCAACTACAACATTTCATTTGTATAAATAGTTGTATGTATAAATTATATTGGATAAAATACCCAGAACACCAAAACCCTCTTTTAGAGGGGTATATTGGTATTACTTCTCAAACCATAAAAAAAAGGTTTAATGACCACAAACACAACAACAAAAACAAACATTTAAAAAACAGATGTCGGCAAGAAAATGTTGAGATTATTTGTTTAAAAGATAATTTAAAAAAAGAAGAAGCTAAATTACTAGAAAAACAATATAGACCACTAGAAAATATTGGTTGGAATATCAACAAAGGTGGCGATTTACCACCTTCTAGAAAAGGTAAAATTAGTCCAAAATCCTTACTTAAAGGTGAAGAAAGAACCGAAAATCAAAAACAAGGTTCAAAAAAAAGATCAGAAAAAATAAAAGGAAATAATTTTTCCAGTCAAAGAAAAAACAAAGTTGATTATAGTAAATTATGTGAAAATTGCAAAACAATATTTAATCCTGGTTATGAACGTAAAAGAAAATATTGTTGTATTAAATGTGCAGTGGAAACAAGAAATAAAAGTCAAGAATATAAAAATAAATTGGCAGAAAAAACAAAACAAAATTGGAAAAATCCTGAATATAAAATGAGAATAAGTGATTTAATAAAGAAAAGTTTAAATGAGTGATTTAATAATTTCCAAATTCGATGAAGTCTTTGCTAAAGTAGAATGTGAAAAATACATAGCAAAAGAACTACACGAATATTTTTCCTTTTTTGTTCCCGGTTATCAATTTGTTCCAGCATTCAGAAATAAAATATGGAATGGAAAAATATATCTCTTTCATTTAAACACAAGTCAAATATATCTTGGGTTGATACCTTATCTTAAAGAGTTCTGTGAAGAACGCAGTTACAAATACGAATTTGAAGAAACTCAAGATGAATATTCGATATATCATTTCGAAAAATTTGTTAAAACTCTGAATCTACATTCACAAGGTCGACCAATTGAAGTCAGAGAACACCAGAGAAATGCATTTATTCACGCAATGCAACATAGAAGAGCTCTGTTGTTATCACCCACTGCTTCTGGAAAATCACTCATAATTTATTTGTTGATACGACAATTGTTTGATTATCAGAATCTTAAAGGTCTTATTATTGTACCAACAACATCACTGGTTGAACAGTTGTATTCAGACTTTCAAGACTATTCTTCCGAAAACGGTTTTAATGTTGAACAACATGTACACAGAATTTATCAAGGCAAAGACAAACATACAGATAAGAAGTTAACCATTTCCACATGGCAATCACTGTATCAGTTGCCAAAAGATTACTTTGAACAGTTCGATTACATCATTGGAGATGAAGCACACCTATTCAAAGCACAGTCATTGACAACCATTATGACTGCCGCAAACAAAACAAAGTATCGTATTGGATTAACTGGTACATTAGACGGAACAAAAACTCATAAGTTGGTTCTGGAAGGTTTGTTTGGTACTGTTGAAAAGGTAATCACAACTAAAGAATTGATCGACAAAAAACAGTTGTCACCTTTCAACATCAAATGTCTGGTACTCAAACATTCACCAGAGGTATGTGATAAACATAAAGATGATTCTTATCAAGAAGAAATAGAATATCTGATAACATCTGAAAACAGAAATAGATTTATTAGAAACTTGGCTATCAGTTTAGATAAAAATACCCTTGTGCTTTACCAAATGGTTGAAAAACATGGTAAAATATTGTATAATATTATTAAAGAAAAAGCAAACGGCCGCAAAGTATTTTTTGTACACGGCGGAATAGAAACGGAAGACCGTGAGAATATTCGTAAGATTATGGAGACAGAGAGTGATGCTATTGTTGTGGCTTCTTTTGGGACTTTTTCTACTGGAATTAACATTAGGAATTTGCATAATATTATATTCGCATCTCCGTCAAAGTCAAGAGTTCGAAATCTTCAATCGATTGGACGATCTCTTAGACAGTCGGAGGGAAAAGAAATGGCGACACTCTATGACATTGCAGACGACCTCAGACACAAAAAGAAAATGAACTTTACGTTGCAACATTTCGTGGAAAGAGTGAAAATATATAATGAAGAGAAGTTCTCTTTCAAACTTTATAACATAGGATTAAAAGATGGAAAATAACATTCACATTGTCAGATTTAAGGATGGAACTGATGTTATTTGTGAAATGGAAGAACTTGATTCTTTCCAAATTAAAATTACAAATCCTATGATGTTTGCAGTTCGCAGTTCGAATCTTATTCTACAACATTGGTTACCGGTAGATATTATGAAAGGTGATGCTGTGGCAATTAACACTGAGGATGTTCTCTGTGTTTTTAAACCAACAGATGAATTTGTGGAATACTACCTTAATACTGTGGATAAAATGAATGCAGTCTTAAAGAATAAATCCAATGTTAAGGAAGAAGAAATTAATATGATGGAAGTCTTAAGAGATATGGAATCAATTAAAGGAAATTTATTACATTAATATCATCGGGGCTACACCGTGAAATGTATCACGTGTCAAGCCCTTTGTCAACAACTTTTTATGGTATACTTGAATGAACAAACAAAAACACTACATCAATAATGAGGATTTCCTAAAGGCACTAGTTGCATACAAAGAGTCATGCATTGAAGCCGAGAAGAATGGCAAATCAAAACCCAACATACCAAATTACATTGGTGAATGTTGGATGAAAATTGCCGAAGGACTCTCACACAAACCAAACTTCATCAACTATACTTACCGAGATGAAATGATTTCGGATGGCATTGAGAACTGCCTGATGTACTTTGAGAACTTTGATCCGAATAAATCCAAAAACCCATTTGCTTACTTTACTCAAATCATCTACTATGCTTTCCTTAGGAGAATTCAAAAGGAAAAGAAACAGTTGTATGTGAAGTACAAAGCAACCGAACAAATTGGTGTTTTGGATGAATTTGAAAATATGGAGTTTGAAGACGGTACAAGCAAACAGTTTGAACTGTATGACAATATTGCCGAGTTTATTGAGAACTATGAAGTTGCCAAAAAGACCAAAAAAGAATTAAAGTCGGTAAAGAAACCCAAAGGTATTGAAAAATTTATGGAGTAATTATGAAAATAGGATTTACATGTTCATGTTTTGATCTGTTTCATGCAGGTCACGTAATGATGTTGAAAGAGGCAAAGACTCAGTGTGATTATTTGATTGTTGGTCTGCAAACTGATCCGACAATAGACAGAGAATGGAAAAACAAACCTGTTCAATCGGTACTGGAAAGATTCATTCAGCTGGACTCCTGCAAATACGTGGATCAAATTGTACCATATGCCACAGAAAAAGAACTGAAAGACATATTGACATCCTATCCAATTGATGTTAGAATCATTGGAGAAGAGTATCGTGATAAACAGTTTACTGGTCACGATCTATCAATGGAAGTCTACTTCAATAGTAGACGGCATAGTTTTTCAACAACCGAATTACGCCAACGGGTAACAGATTCTAAAAAATAAATGAAAATTGCCATCATAACCGATCAACACTTTGGTGCAAGAAATGACTCAGTTCATTTTCTGGACTTCTATGAGAAGTTCTACAGAGATACTTTCTTTCCAAAATTAAAAGAAGAAAAGATTCAAGCTGTATTGATTCTCGGTGATACCTTTGATCGTAGAAAATATATCAACTTCTACTCACTGAAACGTGCCAAAGAAATGTTCTTTGAACCATTGGCACAACTCGGTGTTGATGTACATATGTTGGCTGGCAATCATGATACGTATTTTAAAAATACCAATGATGTAAATTCTGTAAACCTTTTACTTGGTGAATATGCATCTTCATTCAATATCATAGATCATCCGTCAGAAATCTATGTGGGTCCACATAAAATCTGTATGGTGCCTTGGATCTGTGCAGAAAATTATGAAGACTCAATGAAGATGTTACAAGAAACTGATGCAAAATATTGCATGGGTCATTTTGAAATTTCCGGTTTTGCCATGTATCGCGGTATGCCATCTGAAGGAGGATTGGATCGTGGTATTTTTAGAAAGTTTTCTCATACTTTTTCTGGTCACTATCACCATAGGTCCACTTCTGATGATATCCACTATGTTGGAAATCCATACGAGCTCACATGGCAAGATTATAATGATGCTCGCGGTTTTCATATCTTTGATCTGGATAGTGATCGACTTGATTTTGTAAAAAATCCTAATGTCATTTTCCATAAAATCAAATACGATGACAAAGAGGAATCCATTACAGATATTACCAATAAAGATTTGAGTGTTTATACTGGTACATATGTTAAAGTGGTTGTAATAAACAAAACAAATCCATACTTGTTTGACAAGTTTATGAATAGTCTGTATAATGTTAATCCAGTTGATATCACCATTGCAGAAGACTTCACGGAATTAACTGAAGGTATCGATGAAAAAATGGTTGATCAAGCAGAAGACACATTGACAATACTAAACAAATATGTGGACTCAATCAAAGAAGATAGTATAGATAATACTGTACTAAAAAATTTATTGAAAGAACTCTACGTAGAGGCATTGAATACTGAACAAGCATGATATTATTTCGAAAGATTCGTTGGAAAAACCTGTTATCAACGGGTAATGTATTTACTGAGATTGATTTCACCAAATCACAAAATACATTAATCATTGGGCAAAATGGTGCAGGCAAATCCACCATTCTGGATGCTTTGTGTTTTGGTTTGTTCGGCAAACCCTTTCGTAAAATTAATAAACCACAATTACTAAACTCTATCAACTCGCGTGATGCGATAGTTGAAGTTGAATTTACCATTGGTAAAAAATCATATAAAGTTATTCGTGGCATCAAACCTAGTGTGTTTGAAATCTACGTTAACGATGTGTTGCTGAACCAGGATGCAGCTGCAAAAGACTATCAAGAAATACTAGAGAAGAATATTCTCAAACTAAACTACAAGTCATTCACGCAGGTTGTCATCCTTGGTTCGGCTTCTTTTGTTCCTTTTATGCAGCTGTCTGCTGCGGATCGCAGGACAATCATTGAAGACTTACTAGATATTCAAATCTTTTCCTCAATGAATACTGTGGTAAAAGATAAGTTGTCTGGAATCAAAGATGAAATTACCAAGGTAAAATTTGATATCAATTTGGTTGAAGAGAAAATTAAATTTCAGAAACAAAACATCGAAGACAATAAGATACGTAACGATGTGGAAATTGAAAACAAAAGAAAAGAAATTGAAACGTCACAGAATCAAATAACCAAAATCACAAAAGATATTGGTTTAATACAGAAACATGTCGCAGTTTTAACATCAAAAGTTGGTGATGGAAAAGAAATCTTGGAGAAAAAATCCAAAAAACTTATCCAGATAGAAGCTAAGATTGAAAACAATATTACCAAAAACGAAAAGGATATTGAATTCTATGAAAAAAACGACAACTGCCCAACCTGTAAACAATCTATTGAAACACATTTCAAAGAACAACAAATTGAAGAAAGAAAATCCAAAGTCGATGTTCAACAAAAGGGTCTTAAGGAAGTTAAGACCGAAATTGATAAAATCTCAAGTAGATTAAAAGACATTGCAGGTGTGTTGAATCATATCAATGCACACAATGGTGAAATAATCAAACACAATTCAACCATCTCGGCAATTCAACAATACATTACCAAGTTGAATGGAGAGATCAATAATCTTTCCACAACTAAAGATAATCTTGAAGAAGAGAATGAAAAACTAAAATCTCTCAAAACTGAATTGACAACTTACACTCAGACATATGAGAGTCTAATTTCGGCAAAACACTATCACGAATTTGCTAGTGGTTTATTAAAAGATACAGGTATCAAAACCAAAATCATCAAGCAGTATTTGCCTATTATGAATAAATTGATCAACAAGTACCTGACTGCAATGGACTTCTTTGTCAACTTCAATATCAATGAAAACTTTGAAGAGACAATCAAGAGTCGGCATCGTGATGAGTTTTCTTATGCCAACTTTTCTGAAGGCGAAAAGATGCGTATTGATTTGGGATTGTTGTTTACATGGCGACAGATTGCCAAGTTAAAGAATTCAACCAACACCAACCTTCTGATTCTAGATGAAGTTTTTGATTCATCACTTGATACTGTTGGTACAGAAGAGTTTTTAAAGTTGATTCACGAAATGGGAACAGACACAAACGTGTTTGTCATTTCACACAAAGGCGACCAATTATTTGATAAATTCCGAAACGTAATTAGGTTTGAAAAGAAAAACAATTTTTCAAGGATTGCAAAATGAGTACTGATGAATTTGTATTATATAACACCGATGAACAATCAAAGGTTGAGAAACCACCAGCACAAACTTTAAGGTTAGTTTCTCCTGATCATCCATTTCTATACAAACAAATACCTGATTTCGACTTTACAGATCCTCCTGTTAATCCAACGGAGTTAGCATCTGCATTGGTAGAAACATGTAAACAAAATAATGGGCTTGGGCTTTCTGCCAATCAATGCGGTTTCTTACATCGTGTTTTTGTTATGGGTGCCGGTGAAGAGTTTGTTGCTTTCTTTAATCCAAAGTTGGTATCAACTGAAGGTGAAGTACACATGGATGAAGGATGTCTTTCTTTTCCAATGTTACAACTTAAGATCACAAGACCAAAAAGTATTGTGGTAGAATACCAAGATCACAAAGGTGAGAAACATACCAAAAGATTTGAAGGAATAACCGCAAGGTGTTTCCTGCATGAGCTTGACCACATGAACGGAATCGTGTATACTGACAGAGTTAAACCACTTGCATTGCAACTTGGATTGAAAAAGTTAAGCAAACTCAATAAGAAAATGCTTAAGTTTCAAAAGTTTAATTTGAACAACAAAAACGCACCAACTAATGGCAACAAAAAAAGTATTTCCTGATGTTACTGAACAGTGGCGAACATGGCAAATCGCAAATGAACCATCTCGCTTCACTCACATTGACACAGAAAATTTAAAATCATCTCTGATTGGTGATCTAACTCTTGCATCGAAAATGGATGTTCGTGAATACACTTTGTACCAGAAATGGTGTGAAGTGCATGAGAAATATCCTACACGCGAGATCAATACTATTTTTGACGGTTATCAAGTTCAACTTATCGACAATAACCAAATTAAACTTGTCGAAAAAGTTAAGTCTAATTTTTGGATGCCAAAATCACCAGATGACTATGAAAATCTAAAACCTAAAATGGTCTTGTCGAATGGTCCTTTGGCTGAAACTTGGAACACCATTCGTACATTTTCTTCTACAATGAAGAATAATTCCAACATTGGAAGAAACCTATTCTATACGGTGATTGATGAAGTGACTGAGAAATATCTCGGTGTCATTTGCATCTCATCGGACTTTCTTGATCTGACGCCTCGCGACAAGGCAATTGGTTGGGAAAGAACTGTAAAGACACAAGGCAATATGATCAATCACACCGCGATTGGTTCTACCATTGTGCCTTTGCAACCGCTCGGTTTCAATTACATGGGCGGTAAACTGTTGGCTCTACTGTGTCTCTCTGATACTGTGCAGAAAGACTGGAAGAGACAATATGACGATGTTCTCGTCGGCGTAACAACAACCTCATTGTATGGTAATACCAAATCAAATGGGTTGTCGCAATACGATGGATTGGAACATTGGAACAAAATGGGATTCTCTAGTGGTTCTGTCGCATTCGAACCAACTAAGAAGACTGTTAACTCGGTGTATGATTGGGTCAAAGAGAACCACACACAAAAATATTTTGAGTGGTGGGAAGCAAAGAAACCTAATGGTCTGCCTTTCAAG